AGGTCGAATGGATTTACTGGTTCTTCATCTTCAAAGGTAGGATTCATCAAGTCGTTTAACTTATCAAAAATCTTTTTACCGAATGAGTACATAAAGACCTTCCCTTCATTCTCTGGGTTTGCTGGGTCTTTGACAACATAGATATTTGAAGTATACTTCAATCTACGCTTTTGTTTACGAGCTTGGTCTTTATCAGCATCAACACCAGAATTCCACAACTTAGAGTTGTATTCAGATACTGGGTCGTCTTGGTTGATAGTAGTCAAGCTGTTTTCGATATACCATAACCCTGTAGGTCCTTGGAACCCGTGGTCCCAAATTCTTACGAAAGGCATCTCCTCATTATTTGGAGCAGGTAGGAAACGAATAATCGCAAAGCCGTTACCAGCTTTATCTCTTGTTGGTTTCCAGAATTTACCCTCGTTTGGGTCTTGGTATGATTTGGTTGAAATCTTATCGAGCTGTGCGTTTAGCGCGTCGAGTGACTTCGTACGATTCTTCTTAAGCGAAGCAAAGTTTGTAGTTGCCATAATAGTTTTCTCCTTGTATAGCGTTATATAGCGTTGTATTAAATTTGGAAGTGGTCACGTATAATGTCCTTAAACTTCCGTTCATCATAAACTAGAAAGGGTTTATACTTTCTAGAGAGTCTTATTATATCATGTGAGATTATTTTGTCAACAATTTTTTCACTCCAATAGTCAAAAATATTGGCAGCATGTACCAGAATGGTGAAGGTCTCTAGAGAAATCTTCCTCTGGTTATACTGAGTCATAATGTAAGGATGTTGACCATCCCTTGATATAAAATTAGCTGTCCAATCTTCATCTAGATTTTTCAGCTCGGATTTAAAAGTATAAGTCAATGACTCAATCTTTTTCCTCCAGTTTAAATATCTATTTTCAGCCTCATAATCGAGTAATTGGCGAATCCAGATATTTGGATTATTTATAAAGTTTGCGAGCATAAAGTTCACTACATCGTCTTTTTTTGACAGTTTTGCAAAACTATATGCATCAGGTCTAGTACGAAACTTATCCATTGAAGCTCTGACTTTACCATTATATTTATGATAGTCATAGCCGTCAGATGTAAAATGTTTCTTCAGTGCTAGATATTTAATATAAGTTTCAAATCCTTGGTCATTTATCAATGTGTTCATTCAGTGTGGATTCTTCTTCTTGTTTAACCATTTTCAAACCTACAGCTTCAGTTCTAATTTTTTCTTTAAGAATTGAGCTTTTCTTTACGATTTGAGCTATGGTCTCTATTTCTAAGTTGTTCTTTTCTGCAAAATCTACAAGAGCATCAATATATGGTACACCCTTTGATAATTTAGAAGAAATTTCATGGTGTATCTTATCTGGTGTCAGTGCGACAACGGACATATCACTATCTCCTGGTTTTTGTTTTTTTGTCATAATTTCCTGTTATTATATACTAAAAGCAATGTATTGTCAACATGTTTTTAATATTTTTGTGGATAAAAAAATGGGCCTATTTCCCAATAAGCCCATATATTATAACACGTTTAACTGTGTTTGTCAACCATTATTTTTATTACCAAGAGCTTAATAATGTAGTCAGGTAATTTGCTTTACCGTGATATAATTACTCTTAGTTGTTAGAGCGGTGACTGCTCTTCTGTTATTTATACAATAAATAGTTCTTGTTCTTCGCAAAGCAAAGGGTCCATAATAAACTCTTCGAAAGTGCACATCTCAACATGATGTTGTACTAACGGAAAGCTTCCGTATCCATAGCCTGGGTAATGAAACGGTGTGTAAAGGTCTGGCCAAATTACTGGTGAAAGAAATCCGACCATACTCATAACGAAAAAACTAATTGCAAGAAAGCCATAACAAACAGCTTTAATATTCATTATTCTACCTCTGATGGGTCCTTGCTCAAGTCTACGACATAACCACGTGCTTCCCATTGCTCTAATGAGCGACATCGTGTCTTACGTTGCTTCAAGCCATTAATTCCGATAGTTTCGACTCTTGCGCAATATAGGCCGTCGTCGTTCAATCTTGCTACGTAATCTTTTGGTTCTGCGGTTGCTGTGGACACAAGTCCAGCTGACAGTAAACTAACTGCTACTACAAAGTTTCTCATGTTTGTTGTTCCTTTTAACTGTGGGGGTATAAATTTTGGTTTGTTACTCTTGGTAACACAATTATATATAACAGCTCGACCTATTTTTATGTTAAAGTTTTGTTAAGGTTTACTATAATGGTTGGAAATACTTAGACAGAAGTTATACTTCTTCAAATAAAACATTCTCTACATATTGGTTTTTACGCTCTTCGGATATCCCCATTGCAAGGATTGAGCTATGTAGCATCTTATTCATTTTCTGATTACGACAATATTTGTTTTGTGCTTCAAGTGTGTTGAGTTCTTTGTCTTTAGTATAGATTGGATTATTCATTTCCATACAATAAAATGATGCAAGATTGTGAGCCATACTACAAAGTTGTTCTGTTTCTTCACCTTCGCGAATACTACCTGCACCAACAATATTAGGACTGAAGATTTCCATAGCCCAATCAGGCATGACTCTAGCTCGGGTCCATGTTAACCCCTCAGTCTCGTAACTAAATTTATCTAGATAAGGGTGGTGACCACCAGTAATAGGAGAATAGTCACAGAAACACCCTGAGATTTTTTTCGGATTAGCTACAATATCTAAACCAAATATAGGTAAATCAACATTTTCTCTTGGAAAAATATTAATATGCATTAACCATAGTTTGTTTTTACCGACAGGTTCTATTGTTTTTAAATGCGCTTTTCGTATGGTATCGCTTTCCCAAAAATAATCACTCCAGCCTTCAAGGTCTGCGACATGTTTTGGATTCTCAACTTCTTGCATGTGAGAGCTAAATAAGCGCCTTAACTCGCCCGACAAGTTTCTCAACTTATCAAATAATTCTGATTTTATCATTCGTCGAATTGGTTTAGTTCAGCTAAAATAGTTTCACTACTATCATAATCTTCTGGATTCTCATGATAGAGTTCTATCAATTCCATAAACATACGCTCTGCGAATTCAAAACAAATTTTAGCTTCATCAGCCATACTGTCGTCAAGTAATTCTCTTACTCCAGCGATCAGGCCTTTGCGATCGTCAAACTCATACATTGCTCCACTACCAGGAACGTGCTTCTTAATAATTTGACCACCATGAGCGTCACCGAAATGTCTTACATATAAATGTGCTAACAATCCAGTATTGTTTTCGTCTTCGTAGAGTACGTCGATATGTCTTTGATATTCAACAACGCTTTTCAAAGGTTCTTCAATCTCAGGTAAATCATACATGTTTTCAAGTTCAATTAAATCGTCTTCGATTTGTGTTGACCTAAAAATAGATTCAAGTTCAATTGGTATAGAAACTGCGCTTTCAAGTGCTGAATAATTTGCTAATTGTGCAGCTAGATATTGTTGATATAGTCTTGGTGGGATATTACCACTCAATAACATATCTGCAAATTCTGTTCTTTCTGCGTTATCGTGATGCTCTTTTGTTAAGGCTTTAAGATTGTTTGACATGACCACTCCATTATATTATCTGGTTTTCACAAAGTTTATTTATAAATAGTTGTATAGTCATGCTTATTTGAAATAAAAATAAAAGGAGAATTTGTATGCTAAATCTAGATATGTTAAAAGGATTCGTTAATATCGGTAAAGATTGGGTCCTCGACAGAATCGGAGAAAGAACATCATGGGATGGCGGTGTTATTATTGCTGTCTGTGGTGGCTACCTGATGTTAGGTGGTTTAATTGACTTAGTAGCATGGGGTGGATTACTCTATGGTGCTTGGACTTTATGGAAATCTGAAAATGTCTGATGAAGAAAAGAAAGTAGTTGCTCACCACCCCGCTGATACAAATGGCGATGGCAAAGTAAGTAAAGAAGAACATGATATGTATCTCGAGTTCAAAAGAAAAGAACTTGAAGATGCGGACGCAATGCGTGATGCTCAAAGAAGTATGGCATGGTTTTCTTTATATGGAATGCTACTATATCCAGTACTCGTAATTGGTTCTAATGCAATCGGTTATGAAAAGGCTGCTGATATTTTAGGCGATATGGCAGGAGTATATTTTATTGCTGTTGCTGGTATTGTTGCTGCATTCTTTGGTGCGCAAGCTTGGACTAAAAAGTAATTTTTAGCTTAGAAAAAAGAGGGACCTTTTAGGTCCCTTTTATTTCGTCGTAAACTTTTGTGATTCTCTGAACTGTAGTTGTGTCGTGATAATCACCATCTCTAAAATCTCTAATGGATGTTTCCTTAACTAAGTACCCATCTTGTATTTTATAGTTAATGATTTCTTTTCTAAACACACCATCCATTTTATCAAGTGCAGTTCTGAAAGGTCCTGCTGAAAGTGCATCGTAAGGTTTTGTTGCGTCGTCAATCATTTTCTTTTTGACTTCAGTCAACACTTCGACGTTGTGTCCTTTATAGTTTGGCATAATATATTACTCGTAATGTGTGTAACCGTTCACTACTGATTTCGTATATCCAGCATTTCGCATTTGTTCTTCCAAATACTCATCACGTTCTAAATCTGAAATCAGCTCCCAACCAAGTTCTGTTGAACTCGGATTATCAGCTAACCAAGCTTGCTTAGCTAATTCAATACATTCTAAAACTGAATTTTCGTGTTCGTCACCTGGTGTTAAAGGTTGTACCTCAACTCCAGATGGCATTGTAACTAAATTAGGTGTCCAAATTTCTTCGCTCATCTTAATCCTAGCATCCTGTAATTAACTTGGTAATATCCGTTTGAATTCATAACGACTGCCTCTGGCATATATTCTTTAACTTCTTGAGCTAATACTCCAGATGAGATTCCTCTTACACCAAGAGAATTTGCAAGTTCGTTCCATTCCCAAGTATATGTTCTGTGTCCTTTGACATCACCAACATATTTGATATTTGTTTTAAGTCTTTGGTCTGACCAGATAATCCAATAATATCCAAGAGTTGTTCTATATCCACTCACACTGTTATGAGCTTGCATAAAGTAGTATCTTGTTCCACCAAACCATCGCATTACATTAGACGCTGACCATGCGCTTGAGAATTGTGATGGGTATGATGCACTTGTAGAGTTACCATAATAGTATGTTACAGTACCAATAGGTCGGCCATAATCTGTTGTTGTATATGGCGGAAGCGTTGGGTTAAAACGAATATACCATCCACGAGAATAGAACCAAAACTAAATACGTTCTGGACCAGGTCTTTGATTAAATCTTGGTCGACCACGAACTCTATGGGAATTACTATCTGACATAGAACCCCAAGCCCATGAACCATCTCGGCTTCGATATTCTGAATTATAGATAGGATTAGTTCCGCCATAGTATTGCTGGAGCTCTGAATAATATTGTGGATTTCCTGACCTTGTTGATGGCATCTAACTTACCTTGATCTCTATATCTTTACGATAATATTTAGGCGCATCAATCTCTACAGATGATGGGCAGGTGACTGTGAGTGTTGGTGCAGTATTAACTGATTGACCATTAACCCATATATGAGTATCTTCTGTTGGAATGTCTGAGATGGTCACTGAAGTATTAGCAGGTACGCTTATGATATCATAATCATTAAATAATACAAGAGTTGGTTCATCAGTGGCATCTGCTCTTCCAATAACTGGTGGCATTCCACTTTCTGGGTCTGTAATACCTTCGACTGTTGTATTTGAAAAGAAATCTGCTTCTGTATGTGGATGTGAATATGTTAAACTAACTTCAGTTTTATCCATTACTGTGTTAGCAGTAAAGTCCCACCATTTAGTTTCGTTAGTGAGGTCGTCACCATCTGGTATTCTGACTACATAGAAATTTGTATTGGAAATATTCCAATCGCCAAAAGTCTCGATAGTATCATCGGTCAAGCCTTCGAGTTGGCTATCAATACGACCTGATATTGTGTTTGCAGCAAAATACATTATTCTTTATCTACTTCTTTTTTAACTATATCCATAACTTTATCAAGCTTATACCACAAACTACTAAACATAGTTTCTCGGCCATTGCCCCAATCGACTATGTACCTTTTATATCCATAAGGTCTATCAGAAAATATCCTAGCAGACTTATATGAGTATTCCCATAGTCTCATAGATATTTATTCTTGAAGTAATTGAATAATACCAGATTCCCAGTTTTCTGCAACATCATTTGCATATGATTTGCTTTTACCTGGTAGTCTACGTGACTCTACAACACGTCCGTTTTCAATTAAGTCAACGACATACATTGTATCTGGTCCATTACTTCCTGACTCGTTGGAACCTAATGCTGGTTCTTTACGAATTGAACTTGTTCTACTCACCTAATACCTCCCAACCTTCTACGGTATCTAATCTAAATGATCGCCATGCGTCTTTGTCTAATGACCATACTGGAAATGCTTCGGTGCTTGTATTATCAACGTTCACTTTCGTTGTTACACCGTTTGCTTCCAATACTGCAGGGTTCAGAGTGCATGGCATGACTCTTAATTCTCCTGTGTCAATTTTACGAAAAGATACAGTTACTGTTCCTTTCTTTAATGCTTCTAGCAATTTGCTTTTTTCAGCTGTTTCCATAATATATCCTTGATTGGCCTCCTCTGAGAGAGTCGAACTCCCGACCTTGTGGTTCGTAGCCACACGCTCTATCCAACTGAGCTAAGAGGAGATGTTTTGTTTCTTAAAATACACATTGTGTACTATAAGATACATTAAATGTTATTATAACACGTTTGGTTTAATTTGTCAACCCTAAAATGCTTTGCCAAAAATTAATCCAAAATTCGCCATGGTCTTTCATAATACCCATAGCTAAAAATGAGAATCCAACACCATTCAAAAGAATGAGTGCTCTATCTTCCCATAAAATCGAAACCCACATCCATAGTCCAATACCAACAAAACTAAAATATAAATCTAATAAATGGTAATCTGGACCAGAAGAACGAAAAATAATTGCTGCTAATACAAGAGCCGAAGCTACCCACTTAACATACCAATCGAGTTTCTTTTCACCACGTTCACTACGAATCATTAACCTATCTCAACCTCTTCAGTAATGTTCGCGACTGGCATATCTACAATAATACCATCAATACGACGAATATACATTCTGCCGTCTTCTTCTTTTTCTTTTGTTCCAACTACTTCTAAAACAACACCGTCTTTAATTTCGTGGTTGTAAGTAATTCTATATCTGCTCATTTGTTTTACCTCTATCTAATTCTATTAATTCTTTTGTTTGCATCCAATTATCAACATTAAATGATTTACCATATTGACCAAGCTCTATAAT